TTTGGCCTGAGGGCGGATTCATCGTCGAATCTGTTCACGCTACTGAGATTTGCTTTTGGGGTAGCTGGTGGGCTTGGTTTACAGGCAAGGCTAAATCGAAATGGCTTATCGAAGTGCGATTCAAAAGAAATCCGCTAACGTCGGCTGCGACGACCGAAAGGAAAGAAGGTAAATGATGGAAGCCAGCGAGCTACTGAAGGGGGCAAAACTCATTCCCCATAATGGTTGTCACTTGATCGACACCGACACGATACTTGGCTTGCTGGAGGAATTCAGCAAGAACGAGCCGAAGTCCTGCTATCGAATGTACACTCTCGGATGGGGTGACGCGGCTGGAGAAGCGGTCGATGTGATTCGCATGTGCTTCAAGTACATGGCCGAAAATAACCAATTCGAATTAACGGCGGTTCCGATGTCGGAAAGCAAAAATGAACCTAGCTAATCCGCGAATCCAACAAGCGATAATCGACATCGCAGAGACAAGCGAATCGGCGGAAGTTGCGGAAGCTTGCCGGGTTGTGATCGACGACTATCTCGACCACAACGAAACAGAAATAGACAGTCCGCGCGAAGTAATTTTGATTGCTCTGGAGGCATTGGAGAATGCAAACCATGATTATCGTTGACCTGATCCTACTCGCAGGAATTGCGTTCACACTTGGTTGCATCGTCAACCAATCAATCGAAATCGACTTAATCAAACAACGTGTGCGACGGCAAGAAGCGTCGGACGAAGCGACCGACACTACAACTTACCGCCGGATTGTTCCGATGGGAGGGGAAATGTATCGAGAGATTGACCAACCAATTGCGGATGATGAGGCGGAAAGCAAATGAGCGAAAACCATTCTTACGATGACCGCATAACGGTTTTGGTGGAGGAGCTGCGTTGCATATTCACGTGCATCTCCGACGAGCAAAGGATTGAAATCGTCAAGAATGTAATGGCGGGATATTGTCGAGATTGCGGAATTGAATTACTTGGCAGAACATGCCATTGCAAAAACGACGAATAAGCGGCGGCTCAGAAATCGGAAAGTAATACATAGCCAAAACCACTTTACAAAACACACTTTTGGCGACTTACAAAAGGCAGGATCATGGCAGATCAGTACAGGTACAACAAGCAAGACTTAGCTGAGATATTCCGACGCACGAAGCGAACGATTGACAAATGGCGGAAGATAGGACTAATCCCGGAACCAAACAGGATTCTCCGGGAGCCATACTGGACAGCCGAGCAACTGGAGCAAGCTTGGGCGAACCTGAATGGAAGAATTGGGAAGTCTGCGGAATAACGCGGAATAGGCGACGAATCAAGTCTACTAGCTTAACGGTCCACGGATAGGGTTGTGTAAACAACTCACTGCATCGGGGGTATCGTGGCAATCAAGACGGCTGGACGGTTACACGCGGAGGAACTTTGCAAAAAGTATCCAGATCACTCGAATATCGGATTAGCGAAAAAGCTTCGGGCTGACTTCCCGGAATGCTTTGCAAGTGTAGACAACGCTAGGGCAATTGTTCGCAATATTCGCGGCGCGTTTGGGAAAAGTCATGCAAAGCGAGCGACACAACCAAGGCCAAAAGGCAAAGCCGGTGCAGTTCCTAAAATGCCTCCTAGCTTGGCAGAACCTTGGACACCGTTTGATCTTGGGAATGATACTCGTGTAGGCTGCATTTCTGACGTGCACATTCCGTATCATCACACAATCGCACTTGAAGCGGCTGTGCAAGACTTAAAGAAACGCAATTGCAAGATCCTGCTAATCAATGGAGACTTTGCCGATTTCTACAGAATTTCCCGCTGGCAAAAAGACCCAAAGAAACGAAAGCTCAGCGAGGAGAGAAAGCTGGTTGTGCAAGGGCTGGAGTGGTTGCGTCATGAGTTTGGAAACAAATGTCGAATTGTCTACAAGCTTGGCAATCACGAGGAAAGATGGAATCACTTCATCTGGAACCAATGCCCTGAAATCTACGATCTTCCACAGATGCAAATTGACTCGCTGCTTGAATTCGAAAAGTTCGGCATTGAGTTGGTTGAGGACCAAAGACCGGTAATGGCTGGCAAGCTCCCAATCTTTCACGGGCACGAGTTGCCAAAAGGTTTGACGAATCCCGTGAACCAAGCTCGTGGTGCATTTCTACGAACTAATGATTCGACGTTGACGGCTCACGGACACCAAACATCTAGCCAGCCGCATCCAACATGGGACAAACAAGAAGCGTTTTCGTGGTCGCAAGGCTGTTTGTGTGAGATGCACCCAGGATTTGCTAGGATAAATAAATGGAACCTTGGACATGCTTTCGTGGAAGTTTACAAGGATGGAAGCTATGACGTTTCCAACATGCGAATCACGGAACGCGGGCAAGTGAGGTCGTCATGAAAATCCGCAAGGGCGACATCATCGCAATCACGTTCCTCGACCACGCGGCTGGCAATGAGCACTTCGAATTCGTAACTTACGGCCGCGTGATAAGTCAGACTAACTTAGCTATAGTCGTCTGCGGTTGGAGTTACTCAGACCTGAAAATACCGATCGATCCTCACGACTCAAATGTCATCGTTCACACGATTCTAAAGTCTGCCATCACGCGAATGGTCAAGCTGGCGGTGTGCGAATGAGCAAAGAAAAAGTCGAGATTCTGCCAGCGTGCTATTGGATTTGTCCTGATTGCGGGCGAGATAACTTCGAATATGTTGTGACTGCCGAGTTCTCAAACGAAGAACGCGAGATGCTTGATGAAGTCCATGAAATGTGCTTTGACGGCGAGCTGGACGGTGGCGATTACGTTATTCAGCCAATAGACGTGACTTGCAAACATTGCGGCGAATCATTCGAAAGCGACCGAAAGGACGAGGATGGCGAGAGCGAAGACGACGACGAAAGCGGAACCAATTGAGATACCCAAACGGATTAAGTTTTGGAACGAGGCACAACGGCAGTGCGTTGATACTATCCTTGCCAATGACATAACCTGGGTTCTTGGTCCTGCCGGATGTGCAAAAACGTTTTGCGCGATGGCAGCGGCGTCGAAAGCTTTGACTGTAGGCTACGAAAAAGTAGTCTTCACGCGGGCGATTGTGCCAGGAGCGGGCGAGGATTTGGGTTGGCTCGGTGGTTCTGTTGCTGAACGAACTCAACCGTGGATGGCACCTCTTTACGATGCAGCCAAGAAGAATGGCGTTCGACACGAACAGATTGAAGTCGCACCGATTTCATATCTTCGCGGTTGCACGTTTAGTAATAGCTTTGCGTTCTTGGATGAAGCCCAAAACGTCACGCTATCGCAGATGAAGCTTTACTTGTCGCGGTTTGGCAGGGGAAGCAAGATGGTGATTTGTGGCGATGCTGCACAATGCGACATCCGCAACAGTTGCTTGGAGTATGTAGTCGAAAAGCTTAGTACGCTCCCCGGTGTTAGCGTGTTTCGATTTGGACAGGAACACATCGTCCGACACTCGCTAGTTTCAAAGATACTCGACGCACTAGCGGAAGTCTGAGGAAGTTTGCGGAACAATGAGGAAGGCGAGTGCAAAGCAATGAGTCTTTGCGACTAACTGAACGTACCATGCAATGAGGATTTTCGAAAAACCTGTCTTGCTTGGAGTTGTAACGTGCCTGATATTCTCAACTCACTTCTCAAATCCCGCCGATTCTGGGCAGGGGTAGCTGCTATTGCAGTTCCATTCATCAACGAAAAGTTTTCCCTTGGTTTGACCGAGGAAAGCGTAACGACAGTTGCACTCGCAATTGTTGGTTGGATTGTTGGCGAGTCTATCCGATCTAGCCAGGATAAGCCAAATGCCCCTGTCTCGTAGTGATCGCAGGCTTGCTAGATCGATTGCACGCCATGCTTGGATACAGTCTGGCAATGACATCGAGACCGCGGATGTTATTTTTCGCGGCAACTCAAAGCTCGTTGGGCTAGATCCTGCGACGATTTTTTTGTTGATTCAGATCGCAATCAAGCTCTGGCAGTTGTGGAGCGAAATGCGTCACGATCATCCGTCAGCGGTTGCGTCCGCGAATGAATTGCAAATCATGGAAATTGGCGAGGATGACGGCGATGAGTGAAGCGAAAGAGACAAACTACTTACCCTGGATTGCTGTTGCGGTGCTTGGCTATTTGCTTTGGTCGCAGCAAGCGAAAGTCGATCCAAAGCCAGAACCAAAGCCGGATGTTGTTATTGCGTCTCCAAGCAAAACGCTAGACGCTTGCTACATCGCAGACCGCTCAAGCAAGCTGGAAATTCTGAAAGCATTATCGGCAGCAAAAGACGCGACAGATGAGCAGAAGCTAAAGCTATTCAACGACCAGAGCGAAGCTAGTCGCGTTAAGGATTTCTATCCGTACGTCAGTTTGGTTGGTGACGCTTTAGCTGATGAGAAGCTTGACGAACTAATCTCGAAACTACAGGCGAAGAAATAACCATGAGCGAATCATCAGGTTACGCAATCGAGTTAGAGGACCGCAGCTACTTGGCATCGTTGCCGTCGCAAGACTTTTTGTTCTCGCTTGGTGATTACGAAGAAATCCGGCTAGACCCTCGCAAGCTTATTCGCATTGAGAATCAAGGTGCTCAGGGAAGTTGTGCTGGTCATTCGCTGTCGTCGATTCTCGAATGGTGCTACGCAATTGCGAGCGGTGGCGAAGTCGTTCAGCTCTCGCGGGCTATGGCATACTACGAAGCGCAACGCATAAGCGGGATTCGTGGCGATTCGGGCAGTACGATTGCGGCGGGTGCTAAGTTAGCAACGGAAACCGGGTTATGTGCCGAGTCTCTTTGGGTGTACCCGGCACGATACAACAACACACGGCCAAGCGACTT